AAACATTACGCTGCTATCCTTGCCGCCAGAAAATGCGACATAAATTCGCTCCACATTGTCAAATGTCTCTTTTATCCGATTGCGCGAAGCGGTCAGAACATCTGATTCTCTAAATATCTTAATTGCCATTAGTAAATATCCGACTGGCGGTCGCCTGAATAAGCTTGTTCCATTGTTATGCTTTCTAATGCATTGGTGGTAAGCCATTTATTCAGATAAACAAGGGCGAGTTCATTGGCTTCATTTTGTTGCTTTTCTGTCATCAAAAAGAATCCGCTACGAAACGCTGATGGAATACCAGTGGCATAGCACATAGAAGCTTGCCCTAGCCATGCAATGCGATTCATTGAAGCATTGGTTAAATAATGTTCGCAAGAATGCTTCCATTCTGTAATAACGTGGTTAAGCGCATCTTCAAATCTTTTTAAGTCCGATAGAAAATCTTTATAAGCTTCTTCGCATTCTGTCTTTGTCATGCCATCCATAAACCCATTATAGAATCCTGCTTTGTAACATTCCCACTTATCATAAGTATGAAAAATCCTGTTCTCATCGCTAGTGTTGACAGTTCTAAACCCGTCAGCTTCTTCGCCATATGTTGTAATATCATCTGTTAGCTCTTCAAAGTCTGATTCAGTTATTTCGCCTTCAACATCCCAAGACTTGGAAAATTCTTGGTCTGAAAATAATTCAGCCAGTCCGGTAATTTGGCATAGACGCAGAATCTCGTCGGCATCCATGCCTAGATTTTTGCTTATCTTTTCATTCGACCAATTGCGCCGTTTTAATTCAACAACGATATCGCTCATCGCTTCAACTTTATGCTTACCTCTTGCTCTGTTATGCCTGATTGTAGAAGCCATGCGATTAGTCTTGTCATATTGGACTTCCCTAATTTGGACTATAGGCAAATAGCCATATAACTTTTCTCTAATATCAGCACATTCCCTGCCAACCCTATGACGATGAAAACCATCAATTACTTCAAATCTGCTATCATCATCCGGCATTGAAACTATTGGCTGAGTATAGCCGTCAGCATCAATAGATACCTTAAGCAGTTCCATTTCTGGCGGAGCGACTGAGTTAGGATTGTAGTCGTTCGCATAGACTGATTCATTTTTAACCCACAAGACACAATCTACTGGCTCGTCTTTAAATGGACTAAGTTTATGAATCTCTAGACGCATCCAATTTATTAGCTCAATTTTTTCGTCAAGTGACTGACAATTTTTAATGTCGTCTAGCAAGCTCATTGCTATCCTTTCGTTATGTATCAGTGTTTAATTGGTGAACAAATCTAATGAACAATCATGCTTTTGAAGTGTCTTTTCCAACTCTCCCCACTCCCTATAATCTGATATTACTCCCATCTCACTTCCTTGCCTGAATATACTTTTCCACAACGATATTTCCTCAATTTGTTCCCGTGTGAGTGTTTTAGGTTGGGGCTTTAGAGTTCGGTAGAGTTTAATGATGGGGTTCATTATGTTTCCTCAATATCAATCTTGACAGCATAAGTGCCACGTTCCTGCTTATAAAGCCATGTAAGCCTTGAATCTCCATCATCAATCCCTAGCCAGTCTGCAACGCCATCACGAACACTCTTCAAATTCCATTTTTGCGATACAGAATGGGTAGTCTTTTTCTGTTTTACAATTGTCCGGTTTTTGCCTAATCCATAAATCTTTTTTATCCTCATCCCAGCAAACCCAGCGCGGCTCAAAATTAGTTACAGCATTGCGGAGCAATAACGGAACGCAAATCCAGTTCATATCAATATGGTCTTTATATAGTTTAATCATTTCGTGAACATGAGCGATTGTCTCTGCATATTGAGCCTCAAAATCAATAAACATTACACCGACTTTTTGCCCTCTTTTAATCGCCTCATCCATAACTAGGTGAAACATTACGCTGCTATCCTTGCCGCCAGAAAATGCGACATAAATTCGCTCCACATTGTCAAATGTCTCTTTTATCCGATTGCGCGAAGCGGTCAGAACATCTGATTCTCTAAATATCTTA